TGCGCGCGTATCAGGTCATTATCGATGCGGTATTGGTTTACAGCTTCTTCTAGTAAGTTCTTCATTATTAGGCTTTCTTTTGTGTGGTGGCCGCAGCGGGGTGGGTGGTTGTGTGGTCGCCCGCCCCGCTGTTGGCCGTGGTTATGCTGCGGCAAACATGTCGAGCGTGTTTTTGCAGCGGGTTTGTTCTTGTTGGGCCAGTGTTTTTGCTAAGTTTAAGACAAGTTTTCTGTCCTCTGGGTTGTGGATGTTTTGCCATTCTTTTAGCAAGGGCGCGGATCCGTCGATGTTGACGCCAGGGACGCATGCGTCCGGATCAACAAAGGTGGAAAACGGCACTTGCAAGACATGTGCAATGGCGGTTAAACGGGACACGGACAGGCGGTTCTTTGCATTTTCGTATTTCTGAATTTGCTGGAACGTGATGCCAACAGCCCGCGCCAAAGACGCTTGGCTGTATCCCTTCATCTTGCGGAGCTGCTTTAAGCGGCGGCCGACTTCGATGTCAATGCGGTGTTCGTTGTTAGGCTGCGTCATTTTCTTTGTCCTTTTCTTGTGCAGGGTCGTTACGGGCATTTTCTTTTAGATCGGCAATGGCTTCTTTCAGCAGGGCATCAAGAATGTTTGGAAATGCTTTAATTAATCCACGTAGTCCAATAGCGATCTGTGCTGGCGAAACATTGTTAATAACTTGTTGCGTCTTAAATATATGATCTTCGGTTTCTTCAAAGGTTATAAGAAGGATGCCTTTGTTTTCTGCTTCCACTTGTTTGATGGCATCATGGATTTTTTCAAAAAGTTCTTTTTCATCTTTCAAGTCTGTGGTTTTTAAAGTGTCGTTTCTCATGGTTATGGTCTCCTTTTTTGGTTTTAAGTTTGGTTTTCTTCTGCGGTTTGTCGTTTGCGGAAGGCGTTTTCTGCCATTTTCTTTGTGCGGATCGCATAGCGATCGACAATGTTTTGGCAAGATTGTGCGGTGTGTCCGGTGACAGCTGCGATTTCCAAAATTTCACAGCCGCTTTCCGCCATGCGTGTGACGGCCGTGTGGCGTAGGTTTTTGAAAATCATGTCTTTGAGTTCCGGCACGTCCGGATGTTCGGTGATGGCCTGGGCGCGGATCTTTGCAAACAGATGGGCAAACCAATCTTTTTTAAAGGGTTGGCCATTTGCCTGGGCGATCAAGACCGTCGGCACAACCGGCAGGTTTTTGTTATGGTTGATCTGCCAGCTGATGCGGTCGGCAATTTTGGGGATAATATCAACCGGCAATGTGACCGTTGCGCCTGTTTTGTTTTGGCGCAGTTTGATGTTGCCGTCTTGATACGATGCCAGTGACATGTTGAGAATATCGCCCATGCGTTGCCCCAGCCATTCGTTAAGAATAACGGCACTGGCATGGCCGTGTTGCCCCATGTTATCGGCGGTTGTTGCAAAAGCCTTGATCGCGGCAGGTGTCCATAAGATGCCTTTCTTGGCGGTGTTTTTGATGCGTTGTTTTGTGGCGGGGTTGTCGTGCAAGATGTCTTCATCAACAGCGTATTGCAACAACAGACGCAAGACACGCAAAACAGCGGCGGCCTTTGCCGGTGTTTTTTCATACATAGAGCGATAAAAATTATGCACAATTTTTCGGGTTAAGGCGCGTGCCGGTGCATCGCCCGCCCAACGCATAATTATTTTCAAACAATACTGATAGGATTCTTGGGTTTTGGGCGCAAGGTCTTTCCAGCGGTGGCTGTTTTTAAAGGATTGTATTAAGGCTTCAATGGATCCTTGTTTTGCATTGGTTGGGCTTTCCCTTAACCCGTCGCGCCATTTATCCAGATCGGCATTTAAGCGTTCGGCTTCCTGCAGGGCGGTTGTTTTGTTGTTGGACAGGCGTTGTATTTTCCAGCCCGCCTTTATCAGTTCGGTTCTGGGTTGCCAGAAATAACGTTCTGTGCCGTTTTTGCCTGGGCGGGTTGTGAAATATCGGATGCGTATTTTTGCCATGTCTGTGGTCTCCTTTTATGGTTATCGGGTGTGATGTTGCCCCCGATTACGCGCTCCATAAATCGCCGTTTAAGACGGCGCGATAATATTTTGTGCCGTCTGGGTTGTGTACTTCCATGACGCCGCCGCAATTTTTCCCGTCTGCTTTGACCAGGGCGGGTTTTTTCATTTGCAGTAAATTGTCGAGCTGGATGCGTGCGTTGCGTTCGCTGCGGGTTTTTATATTGGCAACGTCGCCATACCCATCGGCCCAATAAATGACGTATTCGGGGACAACAGAAACAGCGTTGGCGGGTTTTATTGGAAAATCAATGATGTTATTGGACATGGTTTTGGTTCCCTTTTTGTGCGTGGTTCTTTGCTTCGATACGTAGATGCGCCGATAAAACGGGCGTGTCTTCGCGGTATTTTTGCGCCAACATATTCAGCATCGATGCAGCGTTTTCGGGCGCGGTGTTTCCTTGCAGGCGTTCCAAAAGGCGCGTTGTTTCAATAACGGCCTGTGCTGGACGGGGCAGATCATCGAGCATGATTTGCAACCATGCCGGCAGGCTGGTTTTATCGTTTATATTCTGTGTCATAGACTGATTCCCTCTGCACGGGTTTCGAGAACGGCGCTCCAATCTTCGGCAGCGCGGGAGACTTCGGCGCGGGTGTTGCGCAATTCTTTGGGCATGCGGCTGTCCAGCCAGGCATCGATTGCGCTGTCGTCAAAGCGGGCGCGGCCGTGCGGTTTGTCGCCCAGCGTTGGGCGTGGAAAACCTTGTTTGAAAAGGCTTTCTTTGTTGCGAATAAACCAGTCTTTGGAATAGCCGATTTTTTCGGCGACTTGTTCGGTGTTTAATAATCTGCGCATGCTCATTTGTTGGGCCTCCATGTTTTTGGCAGTTGTCCGATTGGGCGCATGCGGCGTTTGATACGGCGCAAGGCTTGTTTCAGTTTGTTAATTTGTGACCATAAAAACATTGTTGTTTTTCTCCTCTTCCCTCATATTCAAACAATATGTTGGATTGAATGTCAACATCTTTTTCCAACAAAATGTTTGTAAAATGTGTTTTAGGGTGTTTTAGTCTTTGAATACGGGGATTTTAAAGCGAAAAAAACCGCCAGCAAGTGGCGGTTTCCAATGGAGTGTTTGTGTTTTACTCGGCGTGTTCGTCAATTCTTTTATAGCCAGCCTTTTCATAGGCGCGTATGCAATGGCCGAGTGGATCGTTTGAAAAAATATCATCTTCGCCGACTTTGCATTGTACGACGTCTTTTGTTTTTGGGTGTTGCATGACTGCAAGTTGTTTTCCTGGGGCGCAGCCTGCGAGAAGTGCCAAGACCGGCACGGCATATAAGATTTTTTTCATGATGGTTTTCCTTACTGTTTTATACATTGGCGAATGCACTGTATGGCTTCGTTGGGGTTCATAGTAGGGCGTGAGCCAGAAAGAATGCAACGTTTTTCGCAAAATTGTGCGTGTTTTTCCAAGATGGTGTTGTGTTCGATCAGGGCAAATGACAGTTCTGTGATGAGCCATAATGTTATAAAGACAGTGGCGCATGCTATAACAATTTTAGGATGTTGTTGTATTTTCTTTTTTATCGTCATCGCTTATATTATCTTTTTCAGTCTGTTTTTTGTGATCGCCGTCGGATAAGGATTTGAGCATATTGCCAAACATCCTTTGTTCGCCATCCGATAGGCCGCGATAGGCGTCTAAAAGTTCTTTCTCTTGTTTGGTTTCGGCTGTTGGTAGCCCTTCGACAAGATCCATCGGGTGGCATTCCAGCGCGCCCGCCAAGCGCTGCATCCAGTCCCAGCTTAATTTTCTTTTACCAAGTTCCAAATTGCTGATTTGTTGGTTGGTCGTGTTCATGCGCTGCGCAAGTTCTTCCAAACTTAGGCCACGATCGTCACGAATATCTTTTATAAAGTTCTTGTTTTTCATGGGCTTATTTTCCAACAAATTGTTTTTTGCTGTAAACCAACATTGTGTTGGAAAAAGATGTTGACTTGCGTCCAACATTTTGTTTGAATTGTATCTATGAAATTGAAACGCTACATACATGAACAGAATTTATCCCCGACTGATGCGGCCCGCGCGCTGAATGTCAGTCCTGAAGCTGTTTATAATTGGACAAAGGGGAAACGTATCCCCCGAAAAGATGAAATGAAAAGTATTTTTGTCTGGTCAAACGGCCATGTGAGACCAGACGATTTTTATGATCTTCCATCTTTAGATATTGGGCCGCGCTACCAACAAAGACCAATATCAAAACATCCACAACATTATCGTGAGGTCGTCGCATGATGCACCGGTCTCAACATATACAAGGATCATTGTCTGCCCCTGCATTGCGTCGTGTGAAATCAACTTCGCACAAAAGGCAGGGAAAAACGATGTCAAAAGAATGCAATGAATTTCACAAATGCGATCTGGGTGACAGATGGTCGCAGTTTTTGAGAGAGCAGTACAACAAACCACACGCGGCAAAATTGATCGCGGGGGATTTTGATTGTGCTGTCCGAACGGCCCGCGGGTGGTTGGACGGAAACACGCCCGGAATAAAACAGGTATTGCGGGCGGCGTCATTATTTGGAGTGGCCGCTGTGGCTGATCTTTTATTTCCGGATACGGATTATTCTGCGCAGACACGTCTGATCGACGATCTGTCTGCATTAAAAGATCGGTTAGAAGCGATGGAGAACAGGATCAGGAGACTATCACATGACCAATCGGAAGACGGGGACGGGATGTAATTTTTTACAGCGCGTGTGTCGTAAATTTGCAAGATGTTTCGCGTCTTGTTTCATTTTTTTAGGCGGTCTTTTCTGCAGTTGCGGGGAGATCATCGTTAATTTCTTAGAAAGGAAAGATCCATGAAAAAGCTGGTGAACGGGAAATATATTTCAGACAAAGACACGGCAAAGATCGCGGCGGATGCGGCAAAGGCCGCGCAAAAGGCGGAAAAAGCACGCGCAAAAAAGCAAGATGATTTGCGCAAATCGCGCGCAGCGGATGCCGAAAAGGCCAGTGCTGAAGAACAAAAAAAGATCGCAGCTGAAGCCCAGAAAAAGAAAGCAGCTGAAGAGAAAAAACGTAAGGCCGAAGCGGCGCGTCAAAAGCAAGCCTATGCAGAACAGCAGAAAAAAGCGGCAGCTGAAGCACAGAAAAAAGCGGATGCGGAGAAAGCGCGCGCGAAAGGTCAAGATCAAGCCCCGTCCGGGGCGTAGAATTATCGATTTGCTTGGGAGGGCAAAAAGATGGACGTCAAAAGAAAATATAAAAATCCATATTATCGCGCACGCCCTGCGCCTGAAGTTCAGCATGTTGCGAAAGAGCGTAAATGTTTGCGTTGTTCCACCATGTTTGACAGTACGCATGCCGGCAATCGTATTTGTCGATTTTGCAAACATGGGTGGCAGGATAAATATATGCCTGCTGTGCATGGTGCGGCCCTGCCGCGGCGTGCGTGTTCGGATGGGTCTGCGTAATGAAAGGCAGTCTTGTGGAATTATCTGATCTATCGAATATGTTGGCACAGCGCATTGATGCGCTGGTCAAAGATATTTTGCCGAATGGGAAATTGGACGGCCCGCGCGAATGGCGCGTTGGATCCCCAGCTGGGGAAGCCGGGCGATCGATGGCGGTGCATCTTGGTGGCCGCCGTCAGGGTGTTTGGTCAGATTTTTCCAGTGGTGAAAAAGGTGATGCGCTTGATCTTGTCGCCGTGGTGTTGTTTGGCGGGAATAAGGTTGATGCGATTGCCTGGGCAAAAAGCTGGCTGGGTATTGACAATATGGATCCCGATCGGCTGGACATTCAACGGCGTGCGGCATCGGCGGCCGCCGAAAAACGGCGTGCAGCATCGGCAGACAATGACAAAAAGATATTATCCTCGGCGCAACGCATTTGGCATGGCGCCGCCCCTTTAACCGGGGAAGACCCTGCAAGCCGATATTTGGCTGGGCGGGGCATTGATTTCAAACAGCTGGCGAAGTTGCCAGGGTCCTTGCGGTATTCATCGGCCTGTTGGTGTGCAGAAACAAAGAGCAATCTGCCCGCAATGGTGGCGGCGATTATGAACGGGCAAGGGCAGTTTGTTGCCGTGCATCGGACATATTTGAAGCGTCGGCCCGATTTGACATGGGGCAAGGCTGATTTGAAAGAAAGTAAGAAAGTTTTGTCGCGGTATCGGGGCGGGTTTATCGCCTTAAACCGTGGGCAATCCGGCAAGCCGCTGCGTGATGCGCCTCAGGGCGATCATGTTTTGTTATGTGAGGGCATCGAAGACGGCCTAACGCTGGCGTTGGCTTGTCCTGAATTGCGGATTTTGGCGGCTGTGTCGTTGTCAAACTTTCAAAATATTGCCCTGCCGCCTGCGGTGACGCATGTGACGATCGCGGCGGATAATGATGGCGACAACCTACAGGCGCAAAAAGGATTGGATGCGGCGATACAGCATTTTTTACGGCAGAAACGACAGGTTTTTGTCACGCGGTCGCCCGAAGGAAAAGATTTTAATGATTTGCTGCAGGCGCAGCTGAAGACAGAAAAGGAAAACAAGATCGATGTCGGATAAAATATCCCCCATTCGTGACGCCGTGCAATCAGCGGAGCCGATACAGGCCGCGCCAGATGCGTCAACAGACAAACCGCAGAAAAAGAAACGCCGTGATTTTTCCTGCGTGCGTTTGCCTGCAGGCTGTCCTGTGGATGCGCTGGGCATACATGGGAATGATTTTTATTATCTGGATGCGCGCCGGCAGATGAAAGTTTATCGCCCGTCAGATCATTCACGGCTGGGCGTGTTGGCTTTGTTTGGCCAGAAAAATAATTATCTCTATACCAAATGGCCGCGGATCAGCAAAGACGGTGATGTTGTGGGCTGGACGCCCGACAAGGTTGCGGAAAGTTTGATGGCGGCGGCTGCCGGTGAGGGTGTTTTGGATGTTGTTGATCGCGTGCGCGGCCCTGGGGCGTGGAAAGATGAAGATGATAATCTTGTGCTGCATTGCGGTGATACGCTTTATAACGATGGGAAAAAGCAAGAGCCCGGCATGATTGGCCGTTACATTTATCCCTCGGCCCCTGAAAAGCCCCGTCCATCAGCTGGTGCGCCTGTGTCGTTGCCGGCTGAAAACCTGTTAAGTTTATTTAAGACATGGAAATGGCGGCGGGAAGGGATTGACCCGCATTTGTTGCTGGGCTGGATCGGTGCATCGATGATCGGCGGGGCGTTAAAATGGCGCCCGATGATATGGATCACGGGGGACAAGGCGACGGGTAAATCAACATTGCATGACGTGATCGGCCATGTTCACGGCCCTGGGGGTATGATCTCCACGCCCGACGGGACGGCCGCGTCGCTCTGGCAGAATATTGGCCATGCGTCATTGCCTGTGGCGATGGATGAATTGGAAGCGGAAGAGGATAACAGGCGCAATGCGTCGATCATCAAGCTGGCACGGATTGCGGCCAGTGGTGGAACGTTACTGCGTGGTGGATCCGATCATAAGGGTGTGAATTTTACCGTGCGCAGCTGCTTTATGTTTTCATCTATTTTGATCCCGCCGATGATGGCGCAGGATGTTAGCCGGATGGCGATTTTACAATTAGACAGTTTGGAGGGCGTTTCTGCGCCCATCCTCGAACCTAAGAAGCTAGCAAGTTTCGGCGCGGATTTCCGTAAGCGCTTAATACTCGGATGGGAGCGTTTGCCGGAAACGTTGCAGGTTTATCGCACAGCATTGGAAAAAACAGGACATGGCGGCCGTAGTGCTGATCTGTTTGGCACGTTATTGGCGTGTTATGACCTGTTGATGTTTGATGAAGTCCCCAGCGAAGAGGATGCGCTGGCCTGGGGCGAAAAGCTGGACAAGGCAACATTGTCGGAAGCGGATGATGATGTGGCCGATCATGAGAGTTGTTTAAATCACATTATGACGTCCGTCTGTGACGTTTATCGCAATGGAGAGCGCCGGCAGATTGGGTCATGGATTGCACACGCAGTAAAAGACATAAACGGCAGGGTCGACGCCAACAAAGTTTTAGCCAGTTTTGGCATGAAGGTTCAGCCGTGGATGCCTGAAAATCAAAGACCGTCGTCAAGCTCCGGCAAAAGTTACATTCCGGCAAATGCACCAATGTATCTTATGGTTGCAAATCGGCATCAAGGGTTATCAAAGCTTTTCATGGAGACGCACTGGGCGGGCAAATCGGGTACGTCAGGCGTTTGGGTTCAAGCATTTAGACGTGTATCTGGAGCCTGTGCTGGTGGTTCATTACGTTTTGATGGTGTTCCGTCTCGCTGCACAGCAATTCCGATTGATAGCATTTTTTCAGAGAAAGATTAGGGAGTAGAAAATGACGTTGTTTTTGACGTTACATAAAACTGTATTTTCGCGCCGATCTGCGCAAGCTCCTGAAACCACAGGATTTTCTAGCATCATTTTATGCCGGGTTGGTGCAACGGTGCAACGGTGGTGCAACGGTGGTGCGTTGCGCCTTAAGTTATTGAAAGCTAAGAATTATTTTGGTGTTGCAACGGTGCAACGCTAAAAACCATAGGATACATATGCGGGCGCGCGCGTGTGCATATGGGTTCAAGGTGCGTTGCACCGTTGCAAGCGTTGCGCTTGTTATTATTTTTTACTTTTTCTATTTATTTTCAAATAGATAGAAAGACAAACAGGTGCAACGCTTGGCGCAACGCTGGTGCAACGCACGAAAGGAACGGCGGATTTCCGCCATTTTGGAATAAAATATTGGGGTTTTATTGATGGTTGATGAAATTGATGGTGAAAAGCGGGGTTTGAAGGCGGCTGTGAGTGCGGAACATGATCCGGATCAGCCTGTGCCTGGGGAATGTGTCGCCGAGCAAATGGAAATGTTGCCGCTTGGCAAGGTCAAGCCTGCGGAAAATGCGTGTGACGTGGGGCATGGGGTTCGGGGTCCAGGCCGTCCAGCTGGTTCAAAGAACAAAAACACTGAAGCGTGGCGCGATTATATCCTGGGGCGTTATACGTCGCCGTTGATCGCGCTGGCGGAAACCTATTCACGGCCGATCGCGTTGTTGATGGAAGAATTGAAGTGTGACCCGCTGGACGCATTTAAGCTGCAGATGGCAGCGGCGAAAGAATTGGCGCCATATGTTCACGGAAAGATGCCGACAGAGGTCGATCTGGGCGATAATGGCTTGATCCAGCTTACAATCAATACGGGTGCAAACAATCCTGATATTGGCGCGCAGGCCGTTCCTGCGGCGGTTGAGGTGATGAATTCGGAAAGTGAACAAAATCAACTACTTAACCATGATGATTTTTCAAAGTCTAACGAAAACAAGTCTAACGAATTGGCGCAAGGCACTGAAACATCAAAAGAAAAAGCGGATACAACAGACTGATTAGGAATTAGAAGGAACATGGCAGCTTTAAATTTAAACTTTGATCCCCCCGGTCCCGTTGGCGCGTCCTTCATGGATAGCCTTTTGCCTGTCAATGGCATTATGGGGCCAGTGGGTTCTGCTAAAACGTCATGCCTGATGATGAAAAATATCCGTTTGGCCTGCCTGCAGCCGCCAAGCAAGATCGATGGCGTGCGTTATACCCGCGCATTGTTCGTGCGGGAAACGTTTCGTCAGCTGTATGGCACGACGATCCCCAGCTGGTGGTCATGGTTTCCCAAAGAGCTGGGCGAATGGCAAGGTGCATCGGGCAATCCTGGGCGGCATCAATTAAAGTTTGCGCTGCCTGATGGCACGACAGTTGACTTTGTGGCGATGTTTGAAGCGTTGGGCGATCAGAATGTTGAAGCGCTGTTTCGTGGGAAAGAGTTCAATTTGTTGAATTTGAATGAAGGCGATACGCTTGCGCCCGATGTGCTGTCACAAGGGATTATTCGTATTCAGCAAGGGCGTTATCCTGGGGAAAAGCATGTGGATCCAGAATATGCGATAAAACAGGTCAACATCGATTACAACGCCCCTGATATTGAGAATTATTTGTATGCGCTGTTCGAGGAAAACAAGCCCGACAATTACGGGTTCTTTCGTCAGCCTGGCGGGCTGGATGCGAATGCAGAGAACAGACAGCGTGCGCGTCGTGAGGATTACGAACAGATGGAAGCGGATATGATCGCGCAAGGCCGTCCTGATCTGGCACGGCGTATGATCCACAATCAATACGGCTTTACCCGTGACGGCCAGCCCGTCTATCCAGAGTACCGCGACGATTTCCATTGTTCTGGTGATGTGCTGGATCCTGTGAAGGGTGTGCTGGTGCGCTGTGACTTTGACCAGGGGTTGCGCCCTGCTGTGATTTTACGGCAGATCATGCCCAGCGGTCAGATGGTGATCTTGGATGAATTGTTTTGTGAGAGTGGCGCGCAAGGTTTGTGCGACATGCTGAAGCGTTTGATTGCGTCAGAGCGTTATGTTGGTATACGCGTGATCGGTGGCCGTTGTGATCCAGCGGCCGCGGCACGTGATGGCAATGATGCGGAAAGCTGGGTTGATTGTGTCAATCGCCTGATGGGCTGGACAGGCCGTGACCGCGTGCGTGTTGCAGATACCAATGATCCAGACAGACGGCAATCAGCGGTTAGGCTGCGCCTGAAGCGCAATGTTGATGATGGGCGTCCGGGGATTGTGATTTCTTCAGCCTGTCGGGTGCTGCGGAAAGGATTTAACAGTTCATACCGGTTTAAGCGCAAGCGTGGCGCAGGTGCGGCCAGCTATGCCGATCTGCCTGAAAAGGTCTTTCCTGTGTCAGATGTGCATGATGCCTTGCAATATGGTGCGCTTGACGATGGGGGATATGAGGAAGTTGTCGGCCGTTCCAAACGGCAATCGGGGTTTTGGGGTGGTCAGGGAAAGACCATCACGGCGAAGGTTGAGGTGGGGATATGAGCAGCGTTTTGACAGCATTCCAAGCCATGACGCCCCGCCCCGTGGATGCGTGGATGTATGACACGCCTGCGGTGCGTGAACAGTTGGAAGCGCAGATTGTGCGGTTTCCGTCTTTTGCGCTGCCTTCTGCGGATCGGGCAACCTGCATCACAGGGATTGTCCATGCGCACGGCGTTGCAGAGGTTTGGATGGTTACAGGTAACGGATTTTTCAGGAATGCACGCGGCATTCTGGAACAGCAAAGGCAGCTGTTGCGGGATATGTATGACGCATTGCACCTGCACAGATTGCATATTCTGGTCGATCATGGCCGGAAAGATGCGGCGCGTTGGGCTGATCTTTTGGGTTTCAGGTTTGAAGCCGGGCCGATGCGGAAAATGGGGGCCAAAGGGAACGATCTTGATTTTTATATTTACGAAAGGGAAAGAACATGGGCGGAGCAGTAGCGACTTTTGCGATTAAGGCGATAGCGGGCGCTGCCATTGGTGCGGCAGCATCGAAGGCGTTGGCGAAAAAACCAAAGGCGGATCCGGCGGTGGCGGCGGCAGAACGTCGTCAAGAGGCTTTGCTGAAGTCACAGGAAGCCGCAAATTTGCGTTTGAAGAATGAGGAAGACAAACGTGAAGCGGATCTTTCCGGTCAGGTGGCTGGGCAAAGACGTGCCGTTGCAGCGCGTCGTCGAGGGCGTGGCGGTTTGGCGTTTTCCGGTCCGAAAGCTTTGAAAAATACATTGGGGGGTTAGGATATGACACAGTTGAAACCAAGCGTGGTTAAAAAGCGGTCAGATACGGCATGGCGCGTGCGTGATATGTGGCGGGCTTTGTTGGAAGAAGCCTATGAATTGGCGTTTTCTGGCATCAATCCTTATGCGCCGGATAAAAAGGCGCCGCGTGGCATGAACAAACAATTTGACAGTACGGCCGTAAGCTCAACAATTCGCACGGTCAATCGGATTGTGACAGAGTTTACCCCGCCCGATCAGGATTGGGTCAGTGTTGAGCCTGGGCCATTGCTGGAAATTGAAATGGAAGACGATGATGAAGAGACTTTGAACACACTGAAAAAGAAGCTTTCAAAAGTGTCGCGCCTGGGGAATGTTGTGATTAACAGCGGGTCGGCTGTTGATGCGCGGTCTTCTGCTTTTCTTGATTGCTATGTTGCCGGAATGGGGGCTGTTTTGGGATTGGAAGATCCGACGGATGATGTAGAGCCAATTATCGATCAGGCAGTCAGTCAGGCGGAAATTGCGATTGAGGAAGATGCAAAGGGGCGTATTTCTGGCGTGTTCCGTAAACGTAAAATCAAGGTGCGTGAAATTCTTAGCGTCTGGTCAGATGCCAAAATCCCGCAAGAAATTTCTGATATGGAGAAAGGCGACAAGGATCCTGAAATTGATGTTTTGGAAGCAACCTATCGGGGTGATGCTAAAGTGCGTTGGCGGTATGAGATTTTTTATTGTGCAAAGAATTCGGAAAAGAAAGAGCCGGTGCGCATTGTTGAGCGTGAATATGACGTCAACCCGTGGTCGATTTTCCGCTGGATGAAATTGCCAGGCATTGCATACGGCCCCGGCCCTGTTTTGTTGGCGCTTGCAGATATTCGCACGGTCAATAAGGTCATGGAAATGTTGCTGAAAAATGCGGCTTTGGCAATGGCAGGCATGTATCTGGTGCGCGATGATGGCGTTATCAATCCGAATAATATCATTATTTCGCAAGGCGGCATGATCCCCGTGCAAAGCACAGGCGGGACAATGGGCGCATCAATGGTGCCATTGGGAACCAACCGCGAATTTAATCTTGGCCAGATCATGCTGGAAAATTTGCAAATGACAATTAAGAAACAGTTGTTTGATACAAGCCTGCCGCCTGATCGGGGCGCGCCGTCCAGTGCGACAGAAATTATTCAGCGTGTGCGCGAGCTGTCGCAAGATATGGGGATCAGCATCGGCCGTTTGGATGCAGATATTGTGCAATATGTGCGCCGCCGTTTGGAGATATTGGGCAAACGCGGGATGATCCCGAATTTTAAATTCGATCAGTTTACGCTGAAAGTCAAAATCAATTCGCCCCTGGCGCGTGCATCACAGATGGCCGCGGTGGAAAAAGTGATCCAGTTCTATGAAATTGTTTCCACGCTTGCGGGGCCGCAGGCCGCGGCAATCGCATTGAAGCTGGAAAAACTTATTATTTGGATCGCTGAACGCATGGGCGTCCCGTCGGAGCTGGTGCGCAGCGAAGACGGTATCGCGGAAGAGGAAAACCGTTTGAAACAGAATGCATTGCAAGAGCAAGAGCAGCAAGCCGCAATGTCTATCGCGGCAGACCAGGCGCAGGCCAGCCCAGAATTGGCGCTTGCGGCATAATTTTATCAACCAAAAAGGAGACAAGACGACAATGACAGAAGAAAGAAAAACAACTATAGGGCAGGATACCCGAGAGGGTTTCTTGCCAAGCCTGCCAGAGCTGGACGATATTCTGGAGCGTATCGAAGGCGTAGGCTGGGAGGGCATGGATAGAACCGTTGCCGGTGAGCGTTTAAAAAAACATGTGGACAGTTCCCATGATACGATCCGGCGGGATTTTGCGGCGATGTATCGCGATCCTGTTGGCCGCCGTGTGATTGAATTTTTGCTGGACAAAACTTTGCGTATTGGGTGTTCGCATCCAAACAAAAGTCTCGGCTTTGAGCAAGAGGCCCTTTATAGCCGTGAGCGCCACGGCCAAAACAGCATTGTCGTGGTGATTTTGAAAATGATCCATGACGGTTTATTGCTGCCGCCGCCCGGATCGTCTGCAGAATAATATTATTTAAAACCAAAAAAAGGAGAAAACGACAATGACGAAAGAACAGGTAAAAGAAACCACGGAAGAAAATGAAGGCGTCAATGATGATGCGGCCGCCGATGCAGGGCAAGATGCGGATGGCGCGGATCAGGGCGCAGATGGTGATGGTCAAGAGGATGGCGATCAGGCGGATGTTTATATCCCTGAAGGCTTGCCTGAACATTTGGCCGGTGGCAACGATCAGGAAACGATTGATAAGCTGAAGGATGCCTATTTGGGTGCGCGGCGTGAGCTGTCCACAAAGCACAATATCCCTGAAAATCTGGATGATTATAAAATTGAATTGCCTGAAGACGTGGCCGCGCAAGTCATTCAGCCAGGCGAAGATGGGAAAGACCCTGTTTTTGAGCAAGCCCGTGCAACATTGCATGAAAATAATATTCCTGCGGATGTTGGTAAAAAATTGCTGGAAGATTTTTTCGGTAGTGTCATAGCATTGAAAGCGGCAGGTAATGACGATGGTGCAAGCGGCGAAGATGGCGCGGGCGATGCGGAAAACCAAGCGGATTTTGAATATCAATCTTTTGGCGGCATGGAAAAGGCGCAACCCATTGTTGAAGGCGCGCAAACATTTATTGACGGCTTGCAATCGTCTGGAAAATTGACAAGTGAAGCGGCTGAAGAATTTAAACTGCTGTCTTATCATGGGCAGGGGTTGACGTTGTTGAATGAGCTGCGGCCCTTGCTGGGGGATAAGCCGATCCCGAAAAATCCAGGTGGCGATGCTGCGGGTGGTGAGCAGATCACAGAGGAAATGCTGCGCGCGCGTGTTGCGGATGATCGATATGCTGTTGATAAAGACCCGCAATTTATTGCAGAAACAACACGGATGTTTAAGGCGTTTTATAACAAACCTGAAAAATAATTTCATTTTTTGATTGACGGTGTGAAAAATCCGTTATGGGATAATAAGCAGGGACGGAAACGTTCCTGCTTTTCCGCCCTTTAGGCATCGGCCTAGACCGGACAGTTTTTTGAAGCCTGTAAAATTCAAACGTGCAAGGCCCAACGATACGGCCAGGGATAGGACCCAAGCAAGCGAGCTGCACTCGGATATTTTTATCGACAGACCGGCTCCATAGCAAGGCACTCGGCCCGACGCAAGTCAGAAACCGAAACCAAAACTATGGAGGACATAAAAATGTCAACAATCGATCTTGCTTTTGTAAAGCAATTTGAATCTGAAGTTCACGAATATTTTCAACGAAAAGGCAGTAAGCTGGATAAGACTTGTCGCAGTAAGACAGGTGTTAAAGGCAAAAGCACAACCTTCCAAACATATGGTACAGCAACCGCGGTGAAGAAAACCCGCAATGGTGATGTGCCGCAATCGCATCCTGCGCACGGCCCTGTTGAGTGTCTGCTTGAGGATTGGTATGTGCAAATCCCGATTGATAAATTGGACATGCTAAAAGTCGATCATGATGAAAAAGAGGTTGCTCTTAACGCCTCTGTTGCTGCTCTAGGTCAGAAAAAAGATGATATCATTATCACACAGTTGGATGCAACATCTCGCTTTGTTGGTGATTTCACAGAAGGTCTTGGCGATGATCTGCTTGATGATGCTATTGAAAAATACTGGGAAACAGATCCGCCGGAAGATACGGAAAGTTATGCGGCGTTGTCAAACCGCGCATGGCGTCAATTCAAGAAAATTTCTGAAGTTTCCAACGCCGATTTTGTTGGTGATATGAAACCCCATTTGAAAGGGCGTAAGGCTTTCGATTGGGAAGAAATTATCTGGATGCACCACACAGGTTTGCCTGTTGATGGCGCGGATCGCACAAGCTTTATCTATCACAAGTCTTCCGTCGGTGTTGCTGTTGGTCAAGATATTGAGACTGACTGGTGGTGGAATGGTAAGGCGCAGGAATGGCTCTTGACCTTGAAAATGAGCTGTGGCGCCAAGCTGATCGATGAGCGTGGCGTTGTTGAGCTGCGTTTGGATGATGTGGCCGCGCCTGCGTCCTAATGAATAATCCGCCTGCGCTGCATTGCGCGGGCGGCCTATCTTGTTTTTAAAGATGTGTTTTTAAATTGAAATTAAATTAAGGAAGAAAAAAATGTTTGTACCTAATAATTTGGTGATGATCGCGGCTTTTGCAGAGCAATCTGTCTTTGCCTATGCAACGAATGATACAAAATCGGCTGTTGAAACAGATGGTTATTTTGATGAATTTGCAGATCGCTTTCGTAAAGGCGATATTTTGCAGGTGTCTGGCGATATTGACGGAACGCCGTTTCATACATCATACACGTTGTCGTCTGTAACCGCGACGGATGTCGCCTTGACCGAGCATGCTGCGGTGACACAAAACGTTATTCAGGAAGTTTTTCTTGGGGAAATTAGTTCCAAGGCGTCGGATGCGGATGTGATCCGTTATGTGCCGACGTTTGACGGAACGATTGACAAGATTTATTCCGTTTTGGACGACGCGCTTGCGACAGATGATGCAACCTTTACCGCGGCGATTAATGCCAGTGCGGTGACAGATGGCGCGATTACCGCAGCACAATCCGGATCCGCGGCTGGGGATGTTGATGTGGCGACGCCATCGGCCGCCAATACGTTCTCGGCAGGTGATGTCATTACAATCACCGGCGGCGGCGGCAGTACAGCAACAGCAACCGCAAAGATCTCCATGAAATTAACGCCGTCATAAGGCGGGTTTTATGAATGGCCTGGGCGGGTTTTTGATGGTCTCTTTCCCGCCCAGGTCTGCTTTTTGGGAGAAGTAAATGACCGTAAATTCATATAACGCAGACGAAGATTTATGTAGCGCAACATGTGATTTGTTGCGCATTCCTGCTGTCAGCAGTATTTCAGACCCCACAACAGATACAGAAGCGCGTTTTGCGCGTCAATTACCATTATTGCGCGGCATGTTGTTATCACGCCATGATTGGAATTTTGCCAATCCTGTTGTCCAATTAACAAACAATCCAGATGTGACGCCAAATGCGGGGCATGATCATGCCTTTAAATTGCCATCGGATTTGATTGCCGGTCCTTTTGCCGTATATGACAGCGCGACAAGTGATGAGCCTGTTTTGAATTATATTAATGCAAACGATCATATTCACGCATCGTTTGATGTTTGCCTGGTGCAATATCGGCGCAATCCGCCTTTATCGACATGGCCGCTATATTTCACGGATTTGGTTGTCGTGGCGCTTGCGTCGCGTATGGCGAAGGCGGAAACAGACAATGACGCGCTTGTCCGGGAATACCGTATCCAGGCATTTGGGCGTGCCGATGAAAATAGCAATGGTGGTTTGCTTGGTGCGGCCAAGAATATCGATGCCCGATCGGAGCCGATCAAAACCATTTACCAAAACGGCGATCCCTTAACCGCGACGAGGTATTAACCGCATGGTTGTAAAATTACCACAAACGAATTTTACAAGCGGGGTTTTGGATCCCGCCCTTGCTGCGCGTGAAGACATTACCTTTTTTTATAATGGGCTGAAAGATGGTGTCAACGGGATCATCCAGCCACAAGGCGGATTTAAAGCCCGTCCTGGTTTGCAGAATATCCAAGAAATTGCAGGCGTTTTGTCTGAAAATGATTTAAGCACAGCAACAGTCACCGCGCCTGAAGGCGGAACGGCGGCGAATGCGCATGATGGTGATCCCGCGACGCTTGTCACAACAACGGGCGATATAGGCACGACAGATCCTTTTGTCGTGCTGCATGTTGATTTTGGGGCGGCGGTTGATATTTCTGCGGTTGATGTTGTGAATTATTCATTGGAAACGGGCAGTTTATCCGATGAATTTTTCATTCAATACAGCACGGATGATGCCAGCTGGAACAATTACGGCACGGCCTTTGATTGGGATGCGTCAGAGCGCAGCCGTCGCCGCCGTGATGTGTCTGGTGATGTAACGGCGCGTTATTGGCGCTTGGCGCGGATCGGCGCAACAGCAACAGCGGCAAAGGCAAATGTTGGCTTGTTCCGTTTTTGGCAGGCATCGGGCAGTTTGTCAGATGTGCGTTTGCTGCCATTTGCTTATTCAACAGATGAAGCTTATATGACAGTGGCAACCGATAAAAATCTGGATATATTGGTTGGTACGGAATACGCCTGCAGCGCAGGGATACCGCATGAAAGCACAAATTTTCGGGGGATTAACTGGACGCAAAGCCTTGATACAATGTTGCTGTTTCATAAAGACATTGCGCCGCAGCGTATTTTTCGCCAGGGCGATGATGATGAATTTGATTTTCGTGCGCAGAGTTTCAGCAATATTCCCAGCCATGACTATGGCGCTGGCACGGGTGGCACGAATGAAGTGCAAACGCTGAATGATGGGGCAACGTTATCAAGCGGTGATAAATTTACAATCCTGCTGGAAGGTGAGCGCACAACGACAATCACGGCAGGCGGCAGTCGGGCGGCAAGTGCAACGGCCATACAGACCGCTTTGCGCGCTTTGTCCAATACATCATCGGACGGCATAACGGTGACAGATGCGTCGGGCGACGGTTTTGCCGTTACCTTTGCGGGTGATGATGGTGTGCAGCCGTGGGACAGCATGAGCGTTTCTGTTTTAAACGGCAATTCTGTATGGTCAACCAGCCGCACAACAAAAGGCGAATATCCAGGTGAGCCGCTTATGAGCACCACGCGCGGTTATCCGCGGGCGGGTTTGTTTATCGATAGCCGTTTGGCAATGGGGGGCGTTCCCGGTGTTCCTGATGCGCTGATGATGTCGGTTGTTGGGGATTATTATAATTTGGATATTACGTCAGATCTGGACACAAAAGGGCTTTTGTTCCGCGCGGAAACCGATCAGGTGGGTGCGATATACAATCTTATTGCAGGGCGTCATTTGGCTTTGTTCTCCAATGATGGCGAATTTTTCTTTCCAAACGAAAAAATTTCATTGGATAATCCGCCGAAACTTACAACGCGCAGCGGCAACAAAGAAGGCACGCGGATTTATGAAGTTGATGGCGCATTGATTTTTATTCAAGGTGTAAAGAATGAAGACGGTGAAGAGATCGGCACATCTTTGCGTGAATTTCTTTTTGTTGATACAGAGCAATCTTATCAAGCCAATCTTGTGTCAAAGCTGTCGTCACACCTGATTATCAATCCCATTGATATGGCCCTGCGCAAAGCCTTGTCCACAAATGATGCGGATATTTTGGCGATCGTCAATGAAGACGGAACCGGCACAAATTACACTGTTTTGCGCGGCGATGCCGTCAACGCCTTGATACCGTTTCGCACGCGTGATGGCGACAAATTATTGGCGGTTGGCGTGGATAAAAACCGCCGTGTTTATTTTGCAGTCGAGCGCGTTATCAACGGCACAACACGCCGATTTTTAGAAAAATGGAATGAAGATTTGTTGCTGGATGGTGGCGGTCTTGTCACGATTTCGGGCGAAACAACAACGGCAACGGCAGATCAAACCGTTTTTTCTTATACATTTACAAGCCCCGGATCGGCCGATGCAGTGGGCGTGCGTGTTGATGGCGGGCGTTTGGCGCCTGAAGAATACACGGTTGATCTGGGTGCAAAAACAGTGACGTTAAATGATGGCGTGTCTGCGGGGGTGCAAGTGCGCATAACCTTGATGCAAAACAGCGTGTCCGGATTGGATCATTTGGAAGGCGAAACGGTCTTGACCGTTATCGATGGCACAGAGGGCGGATCATATACCGTGACCAGTGGCGTTTTAACGTTGGACGATTATGCTGATACAGAAATTCAATATGGTTTTGATTTTGAAGTGTCCGGCACATTGATGCCATTGCGTGTGCCTGAAACGGAAACACTGGCGAATGAGCTGATTAACGTCATAAACGTCACGGCAATTTTGCGCAATACGGGCGGTATTCAGATCCGCGCAAACGGTGTGGATAAATGGCACGATATGCCGCTGCGGCGTTTGGACAGTAACGTCCTTGACCGCAGCACAGCGGAATTATTGTTTACAGGCGAAGCGTCAATCACAGGATTGTCGGGCTTTGCCATTGGTGCGCCTGTTGAATTTCGTCGCCCTGGGCCTGTGCCGTTCAACGTGTTGGGTATTGTCAGAGAGGTAACGTTATGACAGGTCTTGTGAATGGTTTCACCAATTTTGTGTCAAAAAGTTCGGATGTTGTATCCAAAGGCGTGGATTACGGCCGCACGGTTTTTAATCCAAATGCCGGCACAGGATCAGGCGCGGATACTGGCGGCGGCAAAACAGATATATTAGAACGTTTGTCCACGGGGTTGAATTTGGGGTCCGCGGCGATGCGTTTGTTTGCGTCTGAAGAGGCCGCCCAGGCAAACATCACGCAAGCCCGCCAGATTGCGCGGGGTCTTGAGCTGGACGCACAGCAAAGTGTTTTGGAAGCGCGTCAAGAGGAATTGCGCGGCAAACAGGAAAGCAATGACATTCTGGATAATTTGCGCCGCACGATTGCCGCGCAACAGCTGGCAGGGGCAACGAACGGGATTGATATTTCATTCGGATCCGTGCCGGCATTGGCAGACAATGCGCGTGAACGTGCCGATCGTCAGTTAAGCATATCGCGCGAAGATGCCTTGATCCGTAGTTTATCGCGCCGTCGTCAGGCTGTTGAGCAGCGGATCAGCGCCGCCAATACCATTACGGCCGCCAAGCAGAAAAACAGATCGACACGCATCAGTGGTGTTGCAAGCGCAATCGGTACGGTTGCACAGAAATTAGAAAGGGAAAAACGCCGTGGCTAATCGCACAGGTCAAGGTCAGAGCATTCCAGAGTTTGAACGGCAAGATCGCTTATCAAGCGATATTCCGCGCATTAAATTTGCCACACAATCGGCGGCGAACCCTGCGGCGGGGCAGGCTGGCAATACATTGGCGGCTTTGTTGTCTGATATGTCGAACAATGTTGAAGATCGTTTGGATATTCATGCGGAAATAGAAGGCCGTGATGCGGGGCAAGTTGCGGGTGAAAACGGTATCCCTGAACGCCAAGACGATGCAACGATCCGCGGGCGTGCGCATAATCGTGCGGCGTCCGATGCGATTGCCGTGCAGTATGAGTTAAAATCTCGGCAGGCATTGCAGGGATATGAGAATGAAAGCGGTCTGGATACGGTGAAGTTTCAGCAATCGTCCGATGCGTATCTAAAAGGCGCAACGGATGATCTGGCAAAGTTTGATCGCGGCATGTCGCAAAGATTTGCGGCCAAATATCAGTTGCAGCAATCGGCGGCCATTAACCGCATCACAAAGCAACGCAATGCTGTCCAGCGTGATAATATGCTGGAAGACAGTTTGAAGCTGCAGGCGGTTTTGGAGAAGGATTTGGCGCAACAGGCGGATGCGTTGTTTTCAGCGGAAGCCAGTGAAACGCAAAATATTATCGCCGATATGATGGCATCGTCTATCAAGATGCGGGATTTGGCGCATCAGATTGGGCCAGATGGTCAGCCTTTATTCAAGGCGCGCGAACGGGTCAGCTTTGAATTGGCGGCGCAACAGGCTGTTGCTGAAAACATTGGTCAAGGTTGGTTGCGGTCGCAAGACGATAAATTAAAGGCATTGGATGAATGGCGCAACGGCGATCCTGTGATTGAATTGGCAGACGATCAAGGCAATACGCAGAAGTTATCCTTGCGCGAATTCTTGGGCGATAGCGGTTTCCGCGATGCAGAAAAATCATTTATCCAGAATTTAAAGGGCGAGCTTGCCCTGCAGGCGCAAATTGATGCGGCGGAAGATCGTCAGTTTAAAGAAAGCAGCACGGAATTATATTCCGATCTTAGCGTTCTGGCGCAAGACGGGCGTTTGTCGTTGTCGATCGTGGAAGCATCACGGGCCAGCCTTGAGCCGGAAAAATATCTTGCCCTGCGCGAGCTGGCGCGTGGTGGTGGTGCAACCGTCAGCAATGGCGGTGTTGTGTCAATGTTGACCGTGATGGATGCGGATAATCAAGATATTCGCCCGATGGTTATCCAGGCTTATAAAGATGGGCAGTTAAAAAACGAAGATTTTTTAAAGCTGTATGACAGAAACACAAAACGCCTTGACGGCGGTCAGCGTGATCCGATTGCCAACGGCCGCGATCATGTTGGCAATTCATTGGGGCGTTTGTCGTCTGAATTGGGTTTTGCGCAATCTTTGAGCATTCCGCAGGCTGAAAGCGAATATGAACAGCGCGTTGATAATTTTGTGACAGAAAATCAGCGCAAGCCATCTTTGCCTGAAACAATGGACATCGCCCGCGATATTGTGCGGCGTTATAGCTTTATTGATACAGATACGTCAATCGCAAATCTGCCTTTGCCTTTGATGATGTCGCCGGCACAAAAATTCAGTGGTGACTTAAATGCCAACGATGTGCAAGACACAATTCGCGCAACAAATCAAGAATTTCTAAAGCGTCATAACGGCAATGCAGCGGCGATGCAGGAAGATGAAATATATCAGCGTGAGGTTACGCTTTTAAAGCAATATTACGATCTATTAAAAGTCAGGGACGGCAATGCAAGAAAACAATAATTTTACAGCGGAATTTACAAATGATTATGAGAACGCCCGGACCGCGCAGGCTTTGGATTTTGCGCAACAGTTTTCGGATGCCCCGGTGCAAACGGATGCCCCTGATGATGCCGCGGCACAGCCTGCGGCGCAGTCAGATGCGGATGCAACGATACCCGATGCGCGCGAAGGTTTAGGCATTGGCCGCGATATTGGTTTGGGTGTGATGCAATCGCCGCGATCTGGCATGCGCGGTGTGACAAAAGGCATCAATAACATGGTTGGATTGGTTGATGATGTTGTGGATTTTCTGCCCGATATTACCAATTTAACAGAAGATGGTGATCGCAGTTTTATCCCGCGCATTGTCAGCGGCAATGAATTTGACAAGCGTTTGAATAAAGAACGCGCAAAAGACGGCAAGGACGCCTTGCCCGATGCGCCTGCCCTGCCTGTTCCAGACGCGCCTGCCGTGCCGACAGTTACAGGCGCAATAATTGAAGGTATCGCGCAGTTTCTTATTGGTTTTAAGGGCGTGGATAAATTTGCAAAATCAGATGTGGCGGGGCAAGGCATCAAGAATTTTCTATCCGGAAAGGGTGCTGTTCCTACAATCGTTAAGGGTGCAGCCGCGGATTTGTTGGCTTTTGAAGGGCATGAAGACCGTTTGTCAAATGTCATTGAAAGCGTGCCGGCATTGCAAAACCCTGTCACCGCATTTTTGGCGGCGGATCCGGATGATAGCGCGGCGGAAGCAAAATTAAAACAAGCCGTTGAAGGTTTGTCGTTGGGTGGTTTCGGTGAAGCACTGTTTCGTGGCGTGAAACTTTTGCGCAGCAGCAAGCGCGTGGCTGAAGATTTAAAAGCCCAGGGGAAAAAGCCTGAAGATATTTTTGATATTCCTGAAGAGGAACGCGCCGGCATTCATGTTGAACCGGAACAGTTCAATTTTTTGGGCGATGTGGATGATGATGCGTTGTTGCGTCAGCGCAAGCTGGACGATGCCACGCAAGAAGTGTCTGAAGCCTTTGGAAAAACGCCAGCGCTTTCTGAAGGTGCGCCCGCCAGCATAGATGATTTTGAAATCAATTTTGCCCGTATCGAGGGGCCGGACGATATTAAGCAGCTGATGGATGAAATGGTCAATAAGCCAGAGCTGAAAGACAGTATCGACAAAGCGCGCCGCGGCAAGCGCGATGCAAAACAGACTTTGGCGGCTGCGGAAGACATTGACGGTTTTGACAGTTTAATGGGGCGGCGTGTTGGCGATGCCTTTAATGCCGATCAGATTGTTGCGGCGCGTAAGGTTTATTATGACACAACGGAAAAGCTTATGGATGCGGCAAAGCGTGCCGCCGGCCCTGAAGCGTCAGACATTGACGTTTTCAATTTCCGCAAAATGGTGTCCTTGCATCATGCGGTGCAAAAAGAATTTATGGGTGTGCGCGCGGAAGCTGGTCGCGCCCTTGCTGCATGGCGCATTCCCGTCGGCGGATCGGGTGCAGACAATGCGCGTTTCATTGGGGAAATGCTCACAGATTTTGGCGGGGCGGATGTTGGCAAACAGCTGGCGCGTCAGCTGGCGGCCGCAGGTGAAAGCCTGAACACATCGCAGATCAATGCCATTACACAAAAAGGCGCAGGCGCGCGCACGTTGGATGCGGCAACAGAAGCCTGGACGCTTGGCATATTGACAAACCCGACAACGCATACGGTCAATTTGGGGGATAGTCTTATCACAGGTTTGATGATGGGGGCGGAGCGCATCGGCATGGCCTTTGCCAAAGATAGCCCCGTGACGTTAAAGGAAGGCACAGCCTTTTTTCAAGGCTGGATTGGCGCGCAAAAAATGGCGGTTAAAAATGCCGCGCAGGCGTTGCGTTCTGGCCAGACAGGTTTCGGCATGGGCAAAATTGACTTGCCCCGGACACGCGCCACAAGCCGCGAGATTTTAGACCCTGAAGGCAAGGCAGGTTTTATCAGTAAAGGCATTGATGGTTGGGGCTGGTTATTAAATAAATATGTTGGCGGTATGTTGGCGGCCGGTGATGAATACAATAAAACTTTGATGTTTCAATCGCAAATGCGCGCCCTGGCAACACGCGACGGCATCGCGCAAGGGATGGATCCCGATGGCTTGAAAACGCATGTTGCAAATGTGCTGGCGGATCCGCCGTCACATCTTACAGCGCAGGCGCAGGATTTTGCCAATTATGCAACATATACGCGTGAGCTGGGCGCGCAAGGGCGCAAGGTGCAAGACTTTATCAATCGCTGGCCTGCCCTGCGGTTTGTTGCGCCGTTTGTGCGCACACCTGCAAATATTTTTAAGTTTACATTTTCACGCACGCCGCTTGGCCTTTTAAGCGAAAACGTGCGTGCGGATATTGCGGCAGGTGGTGCGCGCCGTGCGGCGGCCACAACGCGCATGGCGGTTGGCACATCGATCATGGCCATGACAGTGGATTTTGCCTTAAACGGGAAAATAACCGGCACGGGGCCGATTGACGGAAAACAGCGATCCGCCTTGCGCCGTACAGGCTGGCAACCGAATTCTGTGAAAATTGGTGAAAATTATTATAGCTATGGCCGTTTGGGCTATCTTGGCACGGTGCTGGGCATGGGTGCGGATATGGCCGAGATCATGTCGAATTACGAAGCTTATGACCTTGACGCCCAGCAAGAGACAGACCAGCTTGCCCTGGCATCGATCATGGCGGCCAGCAATCAAGTCATGGGAAAAACCTTTATGTCAGGCATGGCCGATTTGGTCGAAGCCTTAAGCGATCCGAAACGCTATGGCCCGTATTGGGCGAAACGGTTTGCGGGGTCTGTCGTGCCTGCAGGCGTTGCCGCGGTTGAGCGTGCGATCAATCCAGAGATTGAACAATCTTTCAACATGATCGATGCGATGAAAGCGCGCATTCCAGGATTAAGCGATCAAGTCCCCAATCGGTTGAATGTTTGGGGCGAAGAGATCAAAACATTTTATCCGAATGAAAAGGATGTTGTGGGCGCGACGGCCGAACGTCTTTTAAGCCTTGTAAACCCTGTTTATTACAGCGCGCAAAAGGATGCGCCTGTTGATCGTTGGCTTTTGAAAAATGGGTTTTCTGTGAACATGCCACAAAAGACACAAGTCTTTGATGGTGTGCGCATTGACTTGCGCGAATTTCCGCAGGCTTATCATCGTTTGGTGCAGCTGCGCGGCGGGGAATTGAAAATGCAGAAATACGGCAATCAGACAATGAAATCCTTTTTTAAAAATCTGGCGTCTGAAGAAGATCCGTTTGGCCGTCATATCGGCTTTTTCATGGCGCTGGGCAACAGTTATGAGGATCAACAAAATTTTATCAGCAGCGTTGTGCGTGATTATAACAAAGCCGCGCGTGAGCAGGTTTTGGAAGAGTTTCCGGAAATATCGGAACGCATCGGGCAAGAGCGCCGCAATGCGGCGAATTTGGGCGCGGTGCGTCCTTCACTGAAAGACTTACAAGGGGAATGACATGACAGATCAGGTTCAAGAAAACGATAGACGTTCACGCTTTACAGTCACCGATCCAAGCGGTCAGGCTGATTTTATCATTGATTTTCCCGTCACGATCTTAACCGACAAAGACGGGAATGATTATGTGCCGTTGCGCGCGTATGTGGACGGGGTTGAAACGGAAAATTTCACGTTTGATTTGGCAAGTTTAACCGTATCTCTTAACACGCCTGCCGATCAAAACAGCCTTGTTGTTGTTGATGGCAGTCAGCTGGTCAAACGCGTGGCAGGGCATCCTTTGCGCGGTGGGTTGTCGTCTGCGCTTTTGAACAAAGATGCAAATCTGGTTATTCAGATTTTGCAGGAAATGCACCGCGATATTGGGCGGGCGCTGTTGTTAAACCCTGCCGATGATACGGCAACCATAAGCGGTGTTTTGGCGGCCGCGGTTGCGAATGCGGCCGTGATCTGGAACAGTGACGGCACGGGCCTTACGTCCGGCCCGACAGCGGATGAAATTGCAAATGCGCAAACATACGCAACACAAGCCGCGGCGCATGTTGCGAATTTGACAGGCACATCCACAACATCCCGCACGATCGGCACGGGATCAAAAGCCTTTACAACGCAATCGGGAAAATCTTTTGTTCCTGGCACATGGGTTGAAATAGCGTCAGATGCGGATCCATCAAATTATATGCACGGGCAAGTGACAGCGTACAGTGACACATCTTTGACCGTCAATGTCACAAATATCGGCGGATCCGGCACACTGGCAGATTGGACAATTCAAGTGTCCGGCACGCAAGGCGCGGCTGGTAACGATGGTGATGATGGCGCGGATGGGAATTCTATTCTAAACGGGACGGGTGCGCCGTCTGGTGGCACGGGGGTTGATGGTGATTTTTACATCGATACAAACGCCAGTGAAATCTATGGCCCTAAAAGTGGCACATGGCCAAGCGCGGTGTCTTTGGTCGGCCCGCAAGGTGCGGCGGGTGCAGATGGCGCGGATGGTACAGATGGAACAATATATGAATTGCTGCATATTCAAGATCAAAAAACATCTGGAACGCCTGGCGGGGGATCAAGCGCTGGTGCAAACACGCGTGTTTTAAACACAGTTGTTACAAATGAAATCACGGGTGCGTCACTGTCTTCTAATCAAATAACCCTGCCTGCAGGCACGTATGAAATTGATGCGACTGCGCCAAGTTTTCAATCAAACTCAAATACGCTCTCGCAGTTGTATCTCTACAATGTTGATGACACGGCTGTTGAATTGTACGGGACAAGCCTTTATGCGGCTTTACCTTCGGGGTCTGGTATTAATGTTGTGTCGCGTGTTCGGGGTCGCTTCACGATTGCGGGCGAAAAAGATTTTGAGTTACGTCACTACATTCAGAATGCTTTTGCAACCAGTGGCTTAGGTAACGCCGCGTCAAATGGGTTGGAAGTTTACGCAGATGTCATGATTAGAAAGGTAACATAATGCAAAAATACGCAAAGATTGAAAAGGGTGTTGTCGTCCAGGTGCAGCCATATCCAGAAAAAGGATTTAAGGCCGTTCCGAAAAATACGGTTTGCGGCATGGTTAAGGGCAAACACAATACGTTTTCCGCGCCGCCGCGCAAAGCAAAAAAGGCGCAGTCCAAAGACTTGAAAGACGATGGTTATACAGATCGTGATTATATAAACGCAATCATGGCAGAAATGAATTATCGCCGATTGCAAGGGGATAAAATGACGCAGGACATGGATGACGCTTTGGGGCGTTGGCTGTTGGTAAACAAAGATAAAGGGGCATAGTTTTGACACATTCACTTATTATTATTCTGGTTTTTACAGTTGCGTATCTTTTCAAGGGTGGTCAGCTTAATCAAATATCAAGTGTGCGGGATCTACGTGAAGGCAGTAAAATATTAGATCGTTTGCTGGATGGGAAGGTCGCCAGCTCTTTATTGATTGCGGTCTATTTCTACCTTGCCACGCAGAATGTTGAGTTTTGTTTTTTGGCGGCCGCCGCCTGGTTGTTGGGTGTTTCTCCTGGTCTTGGCCGATATGTGCAGGCATTGAACGGCGCAGCGAAAACGGCGCTTGTCGAATGGGAGCCGATCGATCAATTTATTGAAAACCTAACAGACAAGCCCAGATTGTGGGGCGCGGCAGGGTTGGCCTTGCGCGGTGTCTTGACAGTGTTGCCGTTTGTTTTCTTATTTCAGGCGCCTTTATTGGTGCTTTACGGCTTAACGATGCCGATTTGCTATTTTCTTAGCCATTTATTTCAGAAGAATTTTGCGGATCTTGCGCGTTTGATCCGTGTGTGGGTGGCTGAAATTCTGTTTGGTGTTGTGTTGGGGGTGGGTTTTGCAGGTGCGATCTAATCAAGACACAAGGGTGCTGGATATTGTGACGGGATTATATAGCAATATGGCGGCGCTGCGGTTGGTGAAACGGGGTGTGATGAAAGAACCGGCATGGTCAAAGCCGGCACGTATCACGAAAATGGAAAGGGAGTTAAAGCATTGAGCAAAGATATTATTCAGAACACAGGCGGCAAGGTTGCCGATACCGTCGCGGTTTCGGCCAGTGGTGGATGGGTTTTCTTTTCAGAAAGCTTGCCTGTATTGGCGGGGGTTTTGACGTTGGTTTTGTTGATGTGGCGTATTTACAACAACTACCTTGAAAGCAAATTGAAAAAGAAAGAGCTGCGCAATGGCTAATATTATAAATACGCGCATGGCTGGTGGTTTTGCTGGGGCGGCGATGTTGATTGCGTTGCCCCTTGTTGCGGGCTGGGAAGGTTTGCGCACGGATGCTTATTTGGATGCGGTCGGTGTTCCGACGATCTGTTATGGCTCCACAGAGGGGGTCAGAGTCGGTCAAAGCAAAACCGTGGGGGAATGTGACCAATTATTACAAAAGGAGCTGAAAACGTATTTACAGGCCGTTGACGGGCTTGTGATCGTGCCGATCACCGCAGAACGGCGCGCGGCATTGGCCAGCTTTGCCTATAACGTTGGCGTTGAAAATTTTAAACGGTCAACGCTTTTGCGGAAATTGAACGGCGGAGATACGCTTGGCGCATGTAATGAGCTGCGGCGATGGGTCTATGCGAAAGGCAAATATTTGCGCGGCCTGGCGCGTCGCCGTGAAGCGGAGCGTAAACTTTGTATTGTGGGGCTGGAAAATGTTTCTGAAGGCATTTAAGGCGCTATCTGCGCCCTATCAAATTGGCATCGTCCTGGGCGTGGTTGTTTTTATTGGTGTTGTCTTGTGGCGTATCCATGCCGGCATCTTTGATGATGGTTATAACAAATGCGTTTTGGAATATAAGGCATCGGCCGCAGCCGCACAGGAACAATCAAGGGGCGTTATTATTAAGCTTGAGGAAAAATATGAAAGAGATATTGAAGATATTAAAGAAATGGAAGGCGGCGACATGCTTGCTCCTTATATCATCCGTTATGCTATTGGCGGGATGCAGCACGAATAAACCAAAATATTATCCATCGGATCCGCACAATGAATGCGTGTATCCGAAAAAACCTGCAGAGCCGATCACGGTGACGAAAGCCGCGATCTATATTTTGGATCAGCGGGCAACGATTGGGAAGTGTCGCGCCCTGTTGCATCCAGGCGGCGATCCATAGAACAAAATTTTCTCCCAGAAAATAGAAATGCCCGGACAATGTTCCGGGCATTTTTTTATCCTCATTCCGTGTCTAACAATCGTTAGACTTTTGCCCCAGTTTTTGCATGATATAACGGTTTTTATTTTATAAGTTATTGATTTTAAATAGACAATACACACTACGGATCAGGAGGTTGGGGGTTCGAATCCTCCCAGGCGCGCCATTTTATCAATGACTTAGCGGAATATTATTGAAAACGTTAGACTTTAGAAATGGTCTAACGTTAGACTTTTGTCGTCTTCCAGTGCGGAAAGGCGTGATGTGACGGCCTGGGCGATGCGGCGATATTTGTTTTTATTTTGTACCAGTGGCCAGCCGCCGGCATGAATTTTTTTTCCGCGATCGTCTTCCATATTTTCCGCAATGGTCGCGGCGATTGTTTCGATTTTACTGTGTGTCATTTTTGTCATTTCAGGATCTCCCTTAAAATATCAAGATCGTATTCTTCAACGCCTGCGGCTTTGAATTCTTCGAGTGATATGCCGCTTTCTATCAAGACCGTTTCTGCGTCTGCTGATCTGCAGGCATCGCCAATGGCCGCGGCAAAGCCACATAAGAAACCATCATTCTTGCCTGTTTCATAAGGGTCTGCCCCGTTGTGGCCAAAGTTTACGTTTATTACTTTTCCCATCACGCGCCCTCCTGCTTTGGGGGTTGGGTGTCAATGTCGCACCACCCTAATAATTCTTTGACAAATGGATGGTATTCCCCTTTTTCATTGCGCCCTTCATCCATTCCCATGCAGTATCCATGGTTAATGCAAAATTCGACCATACCTTTCGCGTCTTTTAATGCTTCATCAGACAGACCATCTTCTTTCGCGGTGAGGGCTTTGCGGAGCATAATTATTTCATCGGTGTCTTCACGCCATTGAGGGTAAAAGGCATCACATTCATCTGTGTGAAAGCCCCCTCGCTCCGCAATCCTTTTTAAAGATTGGCTCCTACGGTACTTACTGGCATAACCGTCATATATCTTTTCAGCTATAGACCACGGTATTTTTTTACAACTATTGAGAAGTGGAAATAGTTCCTCACTTGTCGGTGTTTCTGTGATGTCGGGTTTTGTTATATAAAATTCGATCCACTCTTTTGTGTCCTTCAAACGCATCCCATTATCATCGCGCCATGTTCCGTGTTTTGCTCCTTCGATCCCTTCGACAATCGCAATTAATCTTTTTCTGGCTGTGCTACATTTACTTTCTGGCATTTTGTTTTGTTCAGTCATCTTTTGGGGTGGCCTCTCTGGATTGTTCGTTTAAGACAAAGCGATCCATGAATTCATCATCGGTCACGGTTTCGCAGGTGTTGCGATCTGTTATGTGCCAGATCAGGGCATTGCAAAACGGGCAATGATCGCGGATACATAGTTCACGAATGCCCGCAATCGGTTGCGTATCGATGGCGCTGTCGCAGCATGGATAGGTTTGTTCTGTTGTCATGGTGTTGGCCGTTCTGTTTTGATTGTTATGTGCGTTTCGATTGTGATCGGAATGCCATATATTTCAGACGCGTACCCCTTCATAAGTGTTTGAGTAATATGCTGTAGAAAGTTTTCATGAATGTCTTTCTTGATATTTTCCAGTGTGTTGTTAATAATGCGCTCTGCATCATCTTCCAATTTTAAGTATCCCATCGCATTAAATACGGGAATAACGTCGTAACGGGTATTGATTAGTCCAATCATTTTTGTGTGTCCTTTCTTGTCCATTTTCGGACGACGGTTTCCATGTTTGTGCCGTTCTGGAATGTGTTGCAGTCAACGCATTCAACCGCGCCCGTGTCGTACAGCATGAAAGAGCAGTTGCCGCACGTGCCGCATTGCCAGATCAAAGGATCTCTTTTTCTGGCCTGTTCTTTGAAGTTGATTGTTTTCATGCTGGATTATCTTTCTATGACATAGACGGTTTTCGGGAATGGGGTTTTCAGGATATAGCGAATATAGGCCAGCCCCCGATCTGATAGATCATATTCACGATCTCCGTGCGGGCTTTCTTCTAACAAATCATTCGTAAAAAAGAGCGCTATTAATTCAGTTGCCGCGGGCGATGGATTGCGCCAGGGGGCGTGCGTAATATAGTGATGAATAAGAATAGATAATCCCAGAGGGGTAATTATGTGTTGTTCTTGGGTGCATTCTTGGAAGGCTGCATCATCGGGGTGCAGGCCTTCTAAGGTGAAATCTTCCTGCATGGCGCTCTTACCCCCCCCTGTTGCTGGGGTGGGTGGTGCGTCTTCGATTTGCAAGTGATCGTCAACGATGTTTTGCAAGGCGTCTTTCTGAATTTTCTGCACAATGTCGCTGGTGCAATTTTGTAGCTTTGAAATTAAATGTCCGAGTTGATCGTCTGTTGTTTTCATCTTTCGTACTCCCTGGTTTTTATTTGGTTTAGGCAATCATTTTTGGATCCGGCATTGGAATATCCGCGTCTATCGGCTTCCATAAATGCAAGCAATGTGGATGCACGCTGATATGATCTTTGGATGGAACGTGCAGTTGCATCGCTGTTTCATCCTCTTTAAAGAATAATCGTTTGATTTGCTCCATTTCATACCAATTCGGAACACGATTTGTTCTGCTGACACTAATGTGTTCCCAGCCGTCACCGCATGAGGCGATCACGCATAAAGTTCTTTTGTCAATGTGGCTAGGTATTTCAAATACGCCACATGTCCCATCACCAGCGTTCCCGTAATGCGCGCGTATCAGGTCATTATCGATGCGGTATTGGTTTACAGCTTCTTCTAGTAAGTTCTTCATTATTAGGCTTTCTTTTGTGTGGTGGCCGCAGCGGGGTGGGTGGTTGTGTGGTCGCCCGCCCCGCTGTTGGCCGTGGTTATGCTGCGGCAAACATGTCGAGCGTGTTTTTGCAGCGGGTTTGTTCTTGTTGGGCCAGTGTTTTTGCTTTCC